GCACAATTTAACTTTTTTCCAATCGTTAATCAAGGCAAAAGCGAGTTATAAAAAACGCTTTTAAGAAAAGCGGAGCAAAACCGGAGGCGGGCCGGGGGTGAGCTTTAGCCATTTTTGCCAACTTTTTTTTAAAAAGTAATAATAATGGAAAAGGACTTGGCCAAATCGTTGGATGAAAATGAGATAATGAAATTAGTAGATAATAAATCAAAGATCGTGTTATATTCCGATTTACACAAATATCGTAATTTGCATGAACTCTTATCACCACACGGAGCGGCATTTATATTATATCAACAAAAGCCGGAATATGGTCATTGGACGGTATTATTTCGTCAATCAACCAATGTAATTGAATTTTTCGATCCATACGGAGTATTTCCGGATGATGAACTCAAATGGACGGAACCGCATATGCGCGATCAACTAAATATGAACTATCCTTATTTGACGGCCTTATTATATAACGCGCCACGTAATTACACACTTACGTACAATGAACATAAATTTCAATCATCAAGAGCGGGTATTAATACCTGTGGACGCTGGTGTGCGACTCGTTTATCACTACGAGATATTACACTTAACGAATTCATTAAAATGAATGCTAACGATAAACAAAAAGATGAAACGATTACAATATTGACGAATCAATAAGTAAAGAATAATAATCTTGTACAAGATTAAATATGTTATCACGAAGTGCTGTTCCATACACAGGCAATCCGTTAGTCCGATACGTAAATGTCACGTTAAATAACCCACTGGGTGTTGCGAATCGAAATGCAACATTTGATGTTACTTATGATCGAGCAATATTAAACAATGCCGGAGAAAATCTGTGTGCGGTAGTAAGCTTTAGTTTACCCTTACAAGGTTTACCGCTGTTTATCTTTCCAGTAGCTGCAAATAATGCGAATCCAAATTATTCAACATTAGAAGTTGGGATATGTAAAAACATTACTGCAGCCAACATAGCCGCAGGAACACTACAAACATTTTCAGGTAATTTAACGAGTTTAAAATGGCAAACGCAAGAATTAGGATTACCAGTTCCAACACAAAACAATGCAACATTGCAAGTAATAAGTCCTTATTATTATTGTTATTCATACGAACATTTTGTAAATCTTGTAAATATCGCGATGCGCAAAGCTTGGACAACAGCAGGTCATCCAGGAACAAATCGAGGCAATGCAAGTTGTCCAGTAATAAGTTATGATGATACTAAATCAACATTCAAATGGGATTTACCAGCAGCATTCACAGCAAATGTAGCAGATGGGAATGTTATCTTAACAGGAGGTGCACCAGCAGGATGGTCAGTATGCTGGAATGAATCATTTGATAATTTAGTGAATAATTTTAACACGATCAACGACGGCGCAGGGCATTACATTCTAGAAGACACACTCGCACCATTGACAAATACAGTTGCAGGTAATTTGATATTAAATCAAGATTATCCAACGACAGACGCGTTTAACAGTGCACAACGAATTATATGTTTAACAAGTTCAATTCCAATTGCAGCTGATTACTTTGCGGCACCGTATGGACAGAATAGTTTAGGAGGATTGTCCAATACCGAGAAAGTATTGGTAGACGTAAGTTTAGATTTTGACAATAATGTTGGCGCCCAACGCTCAGTATTGGTATATTCGCCTGGAATTTATCAAATCTCAGACATGGAATCGACGTTACCATTACAAAGGATATCTTTGAAATTCATGTGGGCAGATTCATTAAACAATTTTTATGAAATTCCACTCAAATCGAGCGATACAATTACATGCAAGCTAGGATTTTTCAGCAAAAAGTTGCCATTCGTATAATTCGGGAATGAAACATAAGTAAATTTTAATTTTTAATTTCACAAAGTTAAAAATTAATTTGTTTACAACAATTAAACTAAAAAGATGAGCCTTGCCCTCGAACGCGTCAATCCTATTACGGTGCATGATCCCCGTGTGATCCAATCTGATCGTACCTTCCCTGTTTTGAAAGGAGGTGAACAAGTTTTGTATAAAGTATACACTACGAGTTCAGTAAGTTCGTCCTCTATAACATTTCATTGTCCTCCCCCAAGCAGTAATTTATATGTTGATAGACGTATCCATTTACGTTTGCCAGTTCGTTTAACAATTGCTGCCACTACGACCAATTTGATGATTGATAGTAAATATTTGATTTCGAATGGTAATGTGGCATTACGTTCATTTCCTCTCCAAAAGGCGATGGAAACCGTCCAAATGACAATTAACAATCAATCTATGAGTGTGAATATCGGTGATATCTTATCAGCTTTGGAACATTTCAATGTATCAATGAAACTTCGTGCTATTGATTATAGCAAATGTGCCAGTTATCCTGCCAGTTATTGTCAAGAATTTTCAGCATTACACGGTCAAGCTAGAAGTCCATTACTACCAAATAACACTGTCGCCGATCTCAACGTTCCTCGTGGTGGTCCTTTCACTGTTGTAACAGGTGGAGGCACTCAAACTGCATCGAACGATTCTCCAGTTACAGTTATCGATTTTGTTTCATGCGAGCCCTTGTTTTTGTCACCACTATACTGGGGAGAATCAACAAGCAATAACTCAGCCTTTTATGGAGTGAAAACAATGGATTTCACATTTAACTTTGTCAGTAACGCTGGTAACAGAATGTTGGCAATAAATCCCGCATTATTATATACAAATGGAGATGTTACAGCAACACGCGCTGATCCAATCAGTACATCCGTGTCATTTGGTCCATTTGCAGGTGTCAGTCCCGCTTTCACATATTCTGCCGAATCCACCGCTGCATTATTATTTCAATACATTACGCCTCAATTAGTTGACAGAGGTAACGCAATGCAACAAGTATTGAATTATCCTTACAGCAATATCGAACGTTACCCAACCGATTACGGTGCCCCAGCAGTAGCAGCATCCGGATTACCAGGAGCCGCAGTTACAATGAATTCCACCAACGTTCAATTAAGTAGCATTCCTACTAAAATCTACGTGTTCGCTCGTGCAAATAACACTCAAATGCAATTGAATCCCTATACACCTGATTCATTTATGAGACTAGAAAGTTTTAATATGCAATGGGGAAACCGTTCAGGTTTACTATCATCTGCCAGTCGTCAACAATTGTATGATATTTCCGTTCGCGCAGGATGCACATTAAGTTACAACGATTGGGCTGGTATTGGTCAACTCAACGGAAGTACTGTTGGTACATATACTCAAGCCACTGCTACAGGTCTTATTACTCAACAATATTTCGGCTCTGGAACAGTCTTAGCAATTGATCCTATTGATCTTGGACTCGATTCAGTCGATGCACCTGGGAAATTAGATCAAATCACATTGCAAATCAACGGCACTTGGTCTAACATTGGAACTACAGCAATGAACGGATGCACTTTATACGTTGTTGCCGTCTCTGCTGGTGTATTCACATTGTTCAATGGTCAAGCCTCCAGTTTGATTGGAATCTTGAACTCCAACGACATTCTCAACTCGCACGCTCAATCAGGTGCACAAATGTTGGATTACTTTGCCACTAAACAAATCTATGGCGGAGGTTTCTTGTCCGATCTTGCCAGCAATTTGCGTCATATGAAAGTCAAACGTGCTAAATCTGCAGCCGGTGGGTCAGCAATTAGCCGAGGAACTTTACGTGATCGTCTCCAATAGAGGGAGCACCCTCTGACACCCCACGGAAGCGTGAGTGTTTAAGCCTTTTTTTAACATTTAATAATCTTTATTAAATTTTAAATGAAACATATAAGTATATGTATTCCGTTATATAACCGGGCTGCTGATATCACACGCTTGATTTGGAATCTTAATTATCAAAAGGACGTAAGTGTAATAATAGCAGATTATGACTCGAGTGACATTGATTTTCGTAAATTATTAATGAACCCGTATTTAGAATTAAACGTGCGGGTTGTTCCATGCAAAGGTGTTTTTAATATAGCAAAAGCCACGCAAGCAGCAGTTGAAAATGCCAATGATTCAATCATATTGATATGTGATGCCGATACAATCTATGCGAATCCCACTGAAACCTTTGAAGAAATTCGTAAACAAGTAATATTGAATGAAACCTATTATTGTCCAAATATCGGAACAGTGGCGAAACCAACAAAATGGTCATCGAAATGGAATGGTGTTTGTTGGGTTCCAACAGTTGATCCACGAGGATTTGGAATTTTAGCAGTATATCGAGAAAATTACATGCGATCGGGAGGTTTTTTAAAATACACTGGTGGAGAGTTATGGGGAGGGCATGATGGTTATTTAATGAATCAATTATCATTTCTACATAAGATACGACCAACATTAGGTGATATATGGTTAGGTGTTAATGATAGATCATCATGCAATAGATGGTATTCTCAAAACGGTGGTACGGCTTGGTACGAATAACATTTTAGGAAAAAGTTGGTCAAAAACCCCAAAGGGCTGAGCGTGAGCCATTTTGCCCAGCTTTTCCTAAAAGCAAAAAATGAAACAATATTTAAAAAAATAGAATGTCTCATTTGCATGCGCCAAAACCAGATCCTCCATTACGACGAGCAACAGACGCAGAATTAGAATGGACAAAACGCGATAGACAAACTGAGGTGTGCAAATCGTGTTTTGTTCAAGGTTGTAAAGCATGCAAT